CGGAGCAGCATAAGTGGCATCATTCGGATTGACGCCACTCTCAATAAATCCAAGTCCTTTCGTTATCATTCTTGCCTAAATTTGAATAGAACATTATCCTTTCCAGCCGTTTGTGTGACTGAAAAGATATACAGAACTTTATCCTTCTTTTCAGTAAGGACATACACAGTGGTCATCACGGAGTCGCTCCCGATGAAGTACGTCTTTCCCCACGAGTCTAAATTCGTAGGGACGCTCAAGCCGTAAACGGTGTTCAGGCTGTCAATTACTGAAAGAGGCTGTGGAGTCACTCTTTCGAAGAACACAGTCTTCCGAGTTGTCGCACAGCCTACAATCAGCAATGTCAAGAAAAGGAATATCAGTTTCTTCATCAGCCACCTACATTGAACCAGTTACCAAGTAGAAAGCATAGCCAAATGAGAAGACCGCCTATCAGTGGTGGAAGACCTCCGTTGAGGATAGCCTGTCCGACAGGAAGATTTTTCTTCATGTTCTGGTAAGCGAACAACCCAATGACAACGAATGAGACCGGAATCATACACGTGATACCCATATCAAGTGAGATTCCAAAGAACGCAGCCACCAACATACCGATGATGACGTACAGGTAATGAAAAGGCTTCATTTGTACCATTGTAATTGAAATTTAAGTTAAATCGAACTCTTTGCACACTTCCTCCATTTCCTCGCAAGTCAATGGTCGAACTTTCAGGATATTATAGCGGTCGAGGTCTTCTTGTAGAATAGGGAAAGGCAACCGAGTGTTCCCCGTTGGGGTGACAAAGCAATTATCGGCACTGTCACGATAGAAAAGCACATCAGGCTGGTCAGCCTCAATAAAGATTTCATCTGTATAAGCATACATGAAGTCTTCCCACTTTTCTTCGAAGCCTTTCTTGCCCACTCGGTTCAGCCCAGTTCCAGTATCTACTTTGGGATGAAGAAAATCCTCTACAGATTCCACAGGTTGCGTGGGTGTATATTTAGGACGCTGTTCTCGGGTAATCTCACGAAGTTCCGATTCGAGCGTTTCAATCTCTCCTAACAGTTGTTCTTCTCGCTTGGCATAGTCGGACAACTCTTTGCGCTGTTCACGGTTCTCTTTCTCAAGAAAGAGAATCTTCTTATTCAGACGGTCACATTCCGCCTGAAGATTCAGCACTGTTAAAGTTTCTTCTTTGCCCATATTAGATAGCATTTATTCTGTTGCTCCATGAGTCTGTTAGGAACTCTTCCATTTGAGCCTCAGAAAGTTTATCATACACTTTAAACGTGACAGTATCGAATCCTCGTTTTCCTTTCCCGACCTTTGTACCCGTATAGGAAAGGGAGTATTTAAACTGAAGAACCGAGTTAAGGTTGTTAATCATTTCCCGGAAAGCGGTCTTAAGAACAAACCGTTCAAAATCTTGGACGCTATATTGAGGAGTCTGAAGTTCATCCATAAGTTCAGATATTTTCATAGAGAAGACACGTTTGTCCTTCCAACGGCTTAACATCATGAAAATACGCTTGGCATAGACGCCATTCATTGAGACGACAGACTTCTTGTCGTAAATTGTTCCTCCTATCCCCTTACCATAATATAGAAGCCAGCGTAAACTTGCAACAGGCATTCCCAGTACGATGTTGTCATCCTCGTCAATATCCATCGTAGAGATAAGATAACATTCCCTTCGAACCAATTTACCCTGTTCGTTGGTAAAGTTGTATTTAATCGTCTGTTTGAACATCTTCTTTATTTCGTTAAGAACGATAGAGCCGTGATGGTGTTTATCAATCTCATTCATTTGTATAGGGATGAGAAGATTACCGTTCTTGTCCAGGGGGAGAGTTTCCTGAAAAACTTTCAAGTCAGCGTTCAGCCAGTCAACATCACGGGACATAGCAGGTTGCAACTGTTCGACAAGATGAACCAAACAGTTCATTTGCCACGATGTGAACTTATAGACGCCAAAGGTCGCCAAGTTCGATTGAATAATTCCTTTATTTCTTTTCATATCGTATAATGTTTAATTTTCCACACAAATATAACGGGAAAAATTATAAACAGGGTAAAGTCATATCAACCCCTTTAAAAACAGGCTTGGCTTCGAATTAAGACTGTAAATTAACTGCGCTTAAAAGCCTGTTTATAAATTTGTCGACGCGCTCAAACCCCTTTTTATTGCGCTCAAACCCCTTTTTATAAAACAAAATTTGTGGGAGAAGAATCCCCATAAAATAGGGAAGACTCACGGACTCGAAAATTTGTGTATCAATATATGAGTACAATAGAAGTTTCAATAGAAATACAAGTTAGAGTCCCGAACGGAAATTTTAAGAAGTCATTTTCACGTCGAAAACACACCTCACTACGTTCGGAATTTACAGGCTTCGCCATCTCCGATGGACTTCGCCCTGAGAGGCTGCTGTCGCAGCCGATGTTGTTAGGAGATATGGAAATGAGAAAAACTTTTGTGCATTGACAGCGTTATATTTGTGTTCGGTCTGGTTCGCCTAATCGAACATCGTCTAAAGTTTGATTTGATTTACATTGTTTGATTGACATCTAAAAAGTTTTTGAAGAAGATTCTTTTTGTTCATTAAAGAAAAGTTTAGGTTTTAAGTATTTGACAGAAATCTGGGGCATGAGAGGATGTGAATCTTCTCACTGCCCGTTTTATTTTAGAGCCATACCGTTGAACTCACTCCTACCACATTAAAATTTTATGAATAACTTTGCTCACAAAGAATTTTTAATTTTACAAGTCGTATGGAAAATAAAGGAAAGAAAGTTTCCCTCCAGTTGTTTGAGGAAACTGCTCGTAACAATGGATACGAGGTATTTACACCCGATGAGGTGGCTTCCTATTACAAGGAAGGAATCATGAAGAGTCGTGCCAACGAACTTACAGCCGAGGAGAAAGAGGCTTTCGTTGCTGACGTAATGTATCTTCAGAAAGCCGTATGCGCTGATGAAGAGGGTAAAGACGTCATTCGCTTCTATCGTCCTAAACAGGTTGAGTGGGAAACGGCTGCTGACGGAACTGTCATGAAAGGTTTGGAAGGTGTATATCGTGACACCCCTGAAAATCGTCGCCTGAACCGTGTTGGACAGGCTTATTCTCCTACATTGGAGTTCCTGAAATCGTTGAACGATGAAACGGAGGGTGACATCATGAAGTCGTTGGGAACAGGTGTTTATGCTGATACCCCTGACAATCAGCGTCTGGGGCGTGTAGGTCAGCCGTACAAGAACCAAATTCCGGTTGAATAATGGAAACGTTGCTTGAGAAATCATTGAATAAACACGATTTTCCGGAAAAGGAAAGACGTGAATTGGCGAAAGAGGGAGAAGCCATGAAAGATGGCTCTTTCCCTATTCGTAATACTCAGGATTTGAAAGACGCCATTCGTAGTGTTGGTCGGGCGAAAGACCCTGCCGCTGCGAGACGGTGGATTAAAAAGCGTGCTAAAGAACTCGGGAAAGAGTCGCTTCTTCCTGAGTCCTGGGAATAATTTAGGAGTTTTCTTCGGGAAACTCTTTGATTATTCAAGATAACGTAATATATTTGCGTAATCAAATTTAACTGTAAGGAATATGACGACACTAATAGAAAAATCAATTTTGAATGAAAGATTAGAAAAATCTCGTTCAGGCATATATGCTGATACTTCTGAGAATAGACGCAAACATCGCGTGGGGCAGAAGTACGGTTCTGAAAAGAAAGAGGAAGAGAAGCCTGAGAAGACTTCCTCTAACGAAAAAGACCCTGCAAAGGAACTTGAGGCTGTCGATAAGGTTATCGCTGCTATCAACGAAGGCAAGTTGAAACTTCCCCAGGAAGAAATTATGGTTCTCATAGAAAAGAAGAATAATTTAGAGTTGGCAAAAAGACAGGCTGAAAAGATACATTCAGGTGTTAAAGCAAACGAAGAGAAACGTAATGCTGCGGAAGCGAAGGAAACAAGTAAGAAGATAAACGAAGCCCAGAAAGAAGCACATAAACAAGAAGCATCCGGAAAGGCTCCTGAAGGAGTAACTCAAGCATCCTACGATTCAATTACGAAGAACGCCAAAGCCACACAGCGTGGATATACTTTAAATATCGATGGGAAAGATGTTCGGGTTGAAAGAACTATTGATACTTCTGGTGGGCAGCGTACACCTGTCTACCAAATTCAGGGTATGGACAAGAAATATTGGGATTTGGGTAAGATGATTGAGGCTTATCGTAAGGACAATAAAGCGTCAGAGACTGATAAAGAGGATTTGCGTGAGGCTCGTAAGAAATTGGCTTATTTACAAGACAACGAAGAACGCTTAATCAAGCGTGACGGGAAGGAGAGATATGAAGAACGCTTGAAACAGGCGAAAGATGAGGTTGCTGAATTGAAAGGCGAGAAGCCGAAAGAGGAA